GCCCGGCATGTGGTGGCGGGCGAAGCTGCCGGGGAAGGTCCAGGCCACCTCGCCCATTGCGCTGGCCGTCGCGTTGAACCGGGACAGCTGCTTGCTCCCCTGGTAGGTGCTGACGACCACCGTTACCGCGTCCTGGCTCAGGTCGGCCCGGCCCACCTCGTCACGGACCCACAGGACCAGCGGCGTGTCGTGGCCGGCGTAGGCGCGCAGCTGGTGCGGCACCACGTACACGGGGCCTGCCGGGGTCGGCGGCTCCGGCGTGTCGGTCTGCGCCTCGACCGCAAACACCGTGCTGATTCGTCCCGTCGTCTCGGCGTAGTGCGCGCCGTAGATCGAGAGGTTCGAGCCGCCTGGCCAGTCAAGTTCCACCGTAGCGGGCACCCAGGGGTCGAACGGGTACGGGGTCTCGTTCGGCCACTGCTGGTCCGATGGCGAGTTTTCCCGCGCCACGTAGGGCTGCCACGATACGGAGTCGCTCCACTCGTTGTTTTCGCCGTAGTCGATGAACCGCACCCGGACCTGGCGCGTCTCGGCGAAATCCGCGTACAGCTGCAGGATTATCTCGCCGTCGAAGTTCCCCATGTACTCGGTGCCGGTGTCGGCGAGGCCCTCGTTGATGTACGACACCGAGTATCCCGGTAGCTGCTGGATCGGGGTCCAGGGCATCAGTAATCCATCCGCATAGTGGTCATTCCGGCGCGGCCCTATCGGGTTCAGGCTTCCAGTGCATTCGCCGCGCCTTGATCGTGCGCTTACCCAGCGCGACGGCCTTCAACACCCGGTGCCGGCCATCGGCGATGGCGCCGTGCCAGTCCAGCAGGATCGGATACGACAGATCGGCGTCCATGCACTGCCGCACGTGCCGCGCCAGCGCGTGCATGTTCGCCCCCGACCAGATCGCCACCGACAGGTCCAGCGCCGCCAGCGGGAGTTCGAACACCGGCAGGTCCTTCGCATCGTCCAGCAGCCGCGCCACCGCGTACCGCGCGCCGTCGCAGTCCTGGTAGTAGTCCTGCAGCGGATCCGCGTCGCGCAGCCGGACCTTCGGCGCCTTGCTCACGGCTTCGCCTGTCCCGGTTCCAACCGGTCCGCCACGATCACGGCTTGCGATGCTCGGATGTGGTCGTCGGCGTCTCGCCCGACTTGAACAACAGCGCCCGCAACCTCTGCTCGTAGTTGGGCGTGCGCATCACGTTCGACGGCGCCGGCGACGGCTTGGGACAGTAGGCTGGTGCTGCAGGTGGCGAGGTCGTCGCGCAGCTGCAGACTGCCATCGTGCAGGCCAGACACAACAGCAGCAGGGACGGCCTGGGCCGCGGTGCGGTCTTCTTCATGCTTCGCTCCAATGCTGGCCAGCGCCTGGCCCTGGGTGTGTTCGACCCCGCGGGCGCCGGCCTGGGCCTTGGCCTCGCCCCTCGCGTCGCCGGCGTCGCGCGTGGCGGTCACAGTCTTCGCGCGGTCGCCGCGCCAGGCCCAGCCGGCACCGAACATCGCCGCCGACCACAGCAGCGCGGCGGCGATGGCGACCGCAGCCCGGTTCATCGGTCAGGCTGCCAGCTTGTCGCGCAGGCGGAAGCCCAGCAGCGGCCAGACCTTCGCCACGGCGTTCTGCCGGGCGATCTTGCGGCCCAGTTCGGCGTCGAAGTTCTCGGGGCTGGCGCAGGCGCTCTCGCCGGTGACGGTGAAGCCGTTGCGCAGCACCAGCACACAGAAGGTCAGCAGGCGCAGCGGGTGGTCTGCCGGCACGGGCGGCTGGAACTCGTCCGGCACGACGCCCGTGGCGCCGTTGATGTACCACTCGCTGCCAATGGCAGCCTCGATGTCGTCCGGCGTCACGCGCGGCGCGGTCAGGCCCTTGTCCTGGATTTCCTGTTCGATCTGTTTGTCGTTCATCTGGGTTCCTTTCTCAGTTGGGAAAATCGATCCACAGCCAAGCCAGCGCGGCCAGGCCCAGCACGCATAGCACCGCGATCAGCCAGCCCGGCGGCTCGAACTCCGGCGGCATGCCGCGGTCCCAGCGGTCGGTCACGTGCGCGGCACTGCGGAGGCCGCGTCTTGGAACGGCGGCGGCTCCATGCCGGCCTGCCGCATCAGCATCTCCAGCCGGAAGATGTGGCGCTCCAATGCGCGCGAATGGCTGCGCTCCTGCGCCAGCTCATCGCGCAGGCGGCCCACGTCCGTTTCCAGCGCAGTCAGGCGCTCGGTCATCATCCGGTAGATGGATTCCTCGGCGTGGCTCTGCGCGATGTCGGCGCTGGCCGCGGCGCTGCTGCGGCGCGAGCGCTCGACCCAGGCCCATATGCCCGCGGCGAGCGTGCCGATGGCGCCGATGACGCCGCCCGTGGCCTGCCAGTCGACGCCGCCCATCAGTTGGCACCCTCGAACACTCGACGCTCATCCGCCCGGCGGTTGACCAGCCCCTGCATGCGCCTGCCGGCGGCGAGCGTCCAGACGCCGAACTGCTTGGCCGCGGCCTCCGGCTTCCCCTCGTTGAACAGGCGCAGCAGCGTTGACTCGCTGAAGCGGCGCAGGCCGACGTTGTAGGCGAGCGATGCCATCGCGCCGAGCTGGTCGTCCGTTGCCGGCCGTTGCAGGAGCCGGCGCACACCCGCGACGAATCGCTCCACGTCCTGCTCCAGGCGCTGTTCTGCCTGTGCCTGTGTCCAGGTCGTGCCTCGCGCGATGCCGGCGCCGGTTGCGCCGTAGCCGATCGTCCAAGGCGCCCCGCCGCTGGCTGGGTCCGGGTATGCGGTCAGGCGGCAGCCCTCCCATTTGCGCACCAGCGAGGCGGCGACGGCATTGGCAGACATGGATGCTCCGGAACGAAAAAGCCCCGGCGCTAGGCCAGGGCTTTAGGGGGACTTCTTGACAGTCGCAGAATCAGACCATTTCGTGACGTTACTGTCAACTCGCCAGGGCGTGCAGCTCCGCAGCGTGGCCGCCAAGCCAGTCCAGCGCCCGGCCGAGTTCGTAGCGATACTGCCGCAGGGACAGCGCGCCGCCGTACTGCTCTTGCACCATGCGGGCCTTCACCGATTGGCTCGCGGCAACGGTGTACTCGGTCCGCACGACCAGCTCGCGCAGCGGCGTTGCACGCGCCAAGCCGGCCAGCGCTCGCTCAACCCAGCGCAGTTCGTCCGGGATGCCCATGTCCACGGCGATCTCGGGGTTGTCGTGGGGCCTGCTCGCGTCGTTGGACGCGCGAACCGCATCCACCGCCCACTGCGGCACGATACTCATCCCTTTGACGCCGGCTCCCGCTGCCAGGATGCGCCGCCGGCTGCGGCCGTCGCGGCCTATGAGGTCGCGCATCGCATTCTCGACGGTCCCAGGTGCCAAGTCGCGAGCCTGCTGCAGCGCGTGCACGCTGCGATCGCCTCGGCTGTAGGCATAGCGGTTCGCTTGCGCGCAGCCCCAGCGGCGCAGCTGCTCGGTGATGTGGTCGGTGTCGCGCGGCATCGTGCTACTTCTCCTGCAAGGTGTAGGTAAAACGGGGTTGTTGCTCCTTCATCAGGCGGCGCGCCTCCAGTTCCCGACCAGCGCCGCCACCTCGTCCAGGCTGCTGACGACGTACAGCTGACCGCCGCGCCAGTCGCGCGAGAACGCCTGCTGGTTCGCGTTGAGCCCGGCCCGGCCGTAGCGCGTCGCGGGGTTCTTGAACTCGACCAGCCGGTCGACGCCGGCGCAGCCCACCACCACGTCAGGCCAACCCGGCAGGCCCGCGTGCGACAGGTCGGCCACGGTGCAGCCGAGCTGCAGAAAGGCCTTCGTCAGCTGCGCGTGGTTGCCGTCGCGGCGGCGCGCGTACCGGTTCATGCCGCGGCTTCCTGCTTCAGCAGGTTGGGGTTCCCCATCGGCCGCAGGTCGCGCAGGTAGCCGTAGCGCTTCGTCGCCTGGGTGCCCACGGCGCGGACCGCGCCCTCATAGGCCAGCTGGCGCGCGGCGTTCAGCAGCCGGCGGCGGCCGTCGCTGCCGAGCGCGAGCCCCATCGCGTCGGCGATGTCCGAGCCGAAGTGCAGGCCTGGGTTCGCGCGCAGCCACCCGACCAGCTGCCAGCGACGGGTCTTCGTCTGGTCGTACCTCATGCGGCCAGCCTCGCGATCGTGACCGCCAGCGCGTCGATCTCGTCCATCTTCATCACCGTCCACATGCGGCGCTGGCCGTGCAGCCCGTTGAAACTGCCCTGGTGGCAGTCGTCGCACAGCGCCACGGTGGTGAAGTGCTGGCCCTGCTTGATGTGGTGGGCGGCGCTGGGCGGCGGCGCATTGCACAGGCTGCAGGGCAGCAGCTTCACCGCCTCCAGGTGCGCGCGCTCGGCCGGCGTCAGCGGCTTGGAATTCTTCGTGCGCATCAGGCGGTGCCCCTGGCAGCGATAGCCGTACTCCGCCTTTCCCGCATCATCTTGCCGGCGTCGCGAATGTCGATCTCGACCGCGCCAGCGGCCACCGCCTTGGCGCGCGCGCTCAGCGCGATGTCGTAATGCTCCTTGATGGTTCCGGGGTACTGGATCCAGCGACGTGCTACGCCGATCCGGTCCGCCATCGCGTCCAACTCTTCGCGGCTGTCCGCCAGCATGTGGCACATCACCATCCGGCCGAACTTCGCACGCATGTTGTCAACGTAGACGGCCATCAGGCCACCTCCCCGCGCATCTCGCGCTCGTAGCGCTCGGCCTGCTCCTGGTAGTAGATCAGGCGCGCGGCGTCGCCCGGGAACTGCTGCGCGCACGTCTCGGCCGCGGCGCGCCACTGCGCGGCCCTCGTCGCCGGCGAGTCGCGGAACACGTCCATCTGGTCGTCGGAGCGCATCAGGCGGCCTCCGCGAAATCGCGCGGGTTGAAGCCCATGCCTAGCAGCACCGTGGCCGACCAGCGCACCGGGCGCGCGCGCAGCCGCTGTTCGTCCGGGTGGTCGCCAATCTGAATCAGCGCGGTGATTGCCTCCGCGGCCTGGGACCGGGACAGCTTCAACGACGAGCCACCGAGCATGATCCAGCCCGACGCGCCCTCGCCGCGGTCGATCGCCGGCATCATCCGCCAGCCCAGGATCGTGCCGGCGACCATGTGCCGCCAATCGTCCTTCGTCAGGCGGTTGCCGTGCCAGACCAGCTGCGCGGCCAGGTCGCCGCACACCGCGTTGAGCATGCGGCGCTGCTTGTCGGTCATGGCGCCTTCGCCGCTCAGGCGCCAATCGCCGGGGCGGATCTCGCTCATCGGCTAGGCTCCGACTTCTCGACCGCCACGACCACGCCGGAAGTTCGGCGCGGGAAGGCGAGCGCGGCCGCAAAGAACGCGAGCGCCAGGCCATCTGCGAACAGTTCCGCGATGCTCTTGGGCTGTGCATTCCAGCCGAAATAGTTGGTTTCTTGCCACCACCAGAGCGCGCCCAGTGCGGCGATTTGCCAGTTGACGTTACGCATAGGATTTCACCCCTCGAAGTCGATA